GCATATATGACTGGTAGACGTAAATACCAGAGACCACAGGCAATGCTATGGTCTAATAATCCTGGCACACTTATTGATGGAAAGTATGTTCCAACTGGCTATGAGATAGGCTCTAGCACAGGCTCAGAAACCGATACAAGCCTGTTTGACGAGTTTTTAATCCTGTCTGATGATAATAGATCACCCATAGACTTTAAGCCCACTAGAATTGAAGTTCGTGAAAGAATGATTAATGGAAGGATGAGGTCTTATCATGTAGCAGATAAACTTCAGATATCCTTATCCTGGCAGAACCTACCATCAAGAGCCTTTCACTTGTCTCCAAGTTTTGATTCTAATGGAAAGTCAGACATGACTGGACAAAGAGGTTTGCCAAACTATCCAGATGGAGAATATACCACAGATGGTGGAGCAGGTGGAGTAGAGCTTTTGGATTGGTATAAAAACCACAAGGGATCTTTTTGGGTGTTTCTAGCCTATGACAACTACGCTAATTTTGGAAAAGATGATCCTGCATATGGACACCTAGCACAATACAATGAAATTGTAGAAGTATTCTTTTCAGATTTTTCATATACTGTTGAGCGTCGTGGTGGAAATACTCATGACTTCTGGAATATTTCTGTAACCTTGGAAGAAGCATAATGTTTCAAAATGAGGATCTTAAAAAACATTTAGAAACCAGCTCCGTTGTATCAACACAGAGTGCTATTATTGCTGAATGGAATATGAACATTCCAACAAATATATTCACAATTGGCAACTACAGATATAGACCAACATCTATAAAGGAGTCAGACGCAAAGTATAAGACACTGCCAAATAATTTTGATGCTAATGATGATGGAAATTTTTATACAGGAGCAACTGATGCAGATGTTGTAATTGATGGTGGTTTTTCTGATAATGATCAGCCTACGACACTGCTATCGAATAAACAAAAAACTGGAATGCTTTATTCTTTAGAGGATTGCTTTAAGCAATTTCGACCAAGATCTGGAATTAATAAAGCAAGGTACCTATCTGGATCATATATTCACAGTCCTGGAGTCAACATGGCTCGTCGTCCAAGATACTATATGCCAGATAAGAATGATGGGTTTAAGTACTGGTCTTCTTTTAGAACAGAAAACGGCATAGAGTATGGAGTGTCATCTAATAATGCTATCTCTGGTAGATACATAATTGAAGATGCTGCACCCTTTATTGTTTATAATGAAAAAATTCCAGCAAACAGAGTTGTAGTGAAGATGCAAACAAATGTTGGAGACTTCGATTTCGGATCGTCTGACCCATTCTTTGGAGATAATAACAGAACAGTTCCAAACAAGTGGAAGATCCAAGCCCTAAAAAATAATAACTGGGTTGACCTATTTACTTTTAATGAAAACACAAAGAGACGAGATGGATCAGAAGTAATAAAGTCCGATGGATATGTAGAGCTTTCCTATGGACTAAAGGTTCCAAGTAGATACAAAGAAGTCTTTGTTTATGCTGATACTCTTGCTTCAGAAAATTTAAAACCAGACCAGGCAGTTGTAGGATATGCATATCTAATTAAGCCAAACGAATCAGACATTGGTATTTTTCATATCTGGTATAACAACCAATGGGAGTTTTTTACACCAGCCTACGGATGGCAACTAGAAGAAGAAACGGTAGATAGATTAACCAACTTTGTTACAGATCTTACAAGCCCAGTATCCTATTCAAACCCAACAGATGGCACAACAAGCTACAGAGAGTTTGACTATATACGTGGTCTAAGAGTTGTTGCAGATAGTATGATAAAGTCTAATTCAACGCTAGATCTTATAGAGCTTTCTCCAAGACTGTGCGTAGATATAACAGATAGCGTAACCGATTTATCTATTAAGAAAAGTGCATCGGACCTTGGAATTAGCGGTATGCCAGTTGGACAGCTACTTGCGTCTAATGGATCGATAAAGATATTTGATTTTGATGATGCATTTAATGAGAACAACTCTGGAAGCATTATCAGTAAGTATATATCTAGACACATACAAATAAAAATTTATGATGTAGTAGTTAATGTAGATGGGTATGACTACTTTGTTCCAATCAAGACAATGTATACAGATGGATTCCCAAAATCAGATAACTCAAATAGAGAGGTTTCTTTAGAGTTAAGAGACTTATACTTCTATCTTGAATCAACAACTGCTCCACAATTACTTTCAAGCAATACATCCTTAAGCTCTGCAGTTTCTATATTGTTAGACTCTATTGGATTTTCTAATTACACATTTAAGAGGGTTGCTGGAGAAACTGAAACGATTATCCCATTCTTTTATATAGCACCAGATACAAGCATTGCCCAGGTGCTACAGGATTTAGCTATATCCACACAGACAGCGATGTTCTTTGATGAGTATAATAACTTTGTTATGATGAGCAAGAATTACATTATGCCATCATCTACTCAGAGAGAAACAAATATCACACTATATGGTTCTGCTGATTACGAAGATACTGGAGTAGTGAAGAATAGTCCTACTCAGGAAAAGCTTGCAAATATTATTGAGATGACTTCACAAGACAATCAGGTTTATAATAATGGAAAGATTACCTATAACACAAGATACATTCAAAGATCAGTTGGCTCCATAAAGCAGGCAAGCCTTATTGATAATGAAAGAAATTGGGCTTACAAGCCTGTTCTTCTTTGGGAAGTTTCTGGTAGCAAGAACACAAAATCAATAAATGGAGAAGTAAACGATCAATCCTCCTATATCCTGAGTGCTCTTCCACTTAGTGCAAACTTATCAGCAGATGTTCCATATGTATCTAATAATCAAATAAAAGCAAACATCTTAAGCTTTGGAGAATCTGCATACTGGATTACAAGGTATAACGGATATTTTTATGCCAATGGAGAAGTAATTAAGTACGATGCTGTTCAGTATAATGTTTCTGGAATCGGGGATGTTTGGATAAATAGCACACAAGAGTATGATTATTATTTTTCTAAGTTGCCATTTAATGGCAAAATATATCCAACAGGACTTGTTAGAATTTACTCAGAACCAAACTATGAAGAAATAGATGGAGTTCTAAGATTAAAGAATGGTGCAGTTGCTAAGCATGGTCGTGGACAGTTTGGCACAAGCGTTGTGGCACATTCAGCAGGACTTGATTCATACTGGTCAAACAATTCAAATGTTCGTGGTTGTACTATGCAAAGCTCATACATCTTTGATTCATCAACAACTTTGCCAACAACAACGGTAGGAGCAGCAGGCATTAATAATACGCTTGCACAAAAAACAACAAGAAATGGAATCATAAAGAATTTCCTTTCATCTAAATATATAGAAGACTCAGCAATTAGATCTATGGTAAACACTCAGACTGGAACAATACAGTCGTCAGCTCTTGTTATGACTGGACCAAGTTTTACAACAACTCAAACACCAAGAGACTTTATCTCTTATGTATATAAGCCACTAACAAATAAGTTTAAGCATTTTGGAACACGTATGAGAGTCATCGGAAAAATTGAGTACGATATTAATCGTGGACAAACTCCAGTCGGAGCATCCTCATACTACCTTATTCCTGGAACAACTCCAGACAAAAATATTTCAATCATTGGTGGATCTGGTGGACTGGGCGTGATGGTTAATCCTGAAACAAATAATGGGTATTATTTAGAGATAATCGCACTTGGAGCAAACCAATTAACTAGCACTCAGCAAAAGAATGTAAACAATATAATATTTTATAAGATTGAAAAGTCTGGCGAAGATGCAGTACCAGTTGTGCTGTGGCAAGGACTCAGCAACATTATTGTTGATGATGGAAAGTTTACTGGTCAGTACAGAATGACAGCCGAAGAGAATCCAACAGTATATGATCTTGCAGTAGAGTATCAGGACATTGGATCTGCACGAAAGTTTTTCTTGTATATAAATAATAATATGGTTGCTACAGCAATAGACGAAAAGCCTTTGCCAGCATATAATAATATGGCTTTGTTTGTTCGTGGATCTTCCAGGGTGATGTTTGAAAACCTATATGCAATTACAAATAACTATAGTCAAAATACTGCATATGCAATTAATACACCTGTAAATTCTGTATTTGGCGATAGCGAAATAAATACTAGTGAATCCTTAAGAAAATATGCAATGAGTGGAATCATTCAGTCAACATACCTTGCTGGAATAAGTGCTAGTCAGCCACCAGCGTACAATATGTATTTTGAAGAATTTGGATCCATCATGCGTGAGGCTTCAGCATTTAATGTAAAATATGATAAAGCTTATCCAGCGTTATATGCAAAAATGTCACCAACCTTTAACTCTATAAAGGGGTATACTGTTTCTGGATTTAGGGCTGGCTCTTACGGTGCTGAATTCTTAATCTTTAATGCTACGGATACAGCTTTAAGTTTAGATGAAACTACTGGAAACTATTTAAGAATACAAGGTGTTACATTTACCCAGCAGTCATCAAATGACTTAAATGTAGATGACTATTTTTCTAAAAACTCTGACTTCTCAGATCCTCAGTTTAAGGGGTCGTCCTTAGTCTCATCACCATTCAAGGTGGCAAAGGACTATGAGGATATTAAACTTAGTAGACTAACCTACGGAAACAAGGACTTCTCTTTGAATGTTCCTTATATTCAAACACATGACGATGCAAACGATTTAATGAAATGGATGATTTCTAAAATCATGAAGCCAAGAAAATCAATTGGTATAAAGATATTCTCTAATCCAATGATTCAGCTTGGAGACATAGTTAATGTTGAATATTTTGAAAATGGAATAGATAAGGTTGGCTCTACTGATAAGAGGTTTGTTGTGTATAATATAGATTATGCGAAGAGCGGAAGCGGTCCAGTAATGACTATTTATGTAAGTGAGGTGGCATAATGGCTACAGATGCAACGCCTGCTCAACCATCTGCAAATACTCAAAGCGTAGTAACTCCTGCAATAAAGATAGCTACTCCATCTTTAGTGGCATTAAGCAGTCCTCCTTTAGATATTGAGTATATGACTGATCTAATCTTTGAAAACATAGGTGGTCAAGAGTTGATAAATATTTCTAGAAATGATATAATTAATGGGCAAGATGTAATATATAAGCCAATCAAAAATATAAGTAACATATTCTTTCAGTATAATCCACAAAATATTTTAAGGCTACAAGACACATCGGCAACATATTTTCAAAATTTTCCAATTAGACTAGAAACCAAAATTCCAAACATTGGAAATGGGCCAAACGGGCAGATAGTATATATGGATACAGATACAGAGTCAAGTACATACGGAAGCGTTATCATTGAGGCAATAGCTCTTGAACCTGGAGAACAGGTTGAGGTTCAGATTTTATCGTCTGGATCTGTGTTTGATGATACAATATATGAGGTGAACTAATATGATAACTAATACTGGCAAAAGCATTATAGCAAAATATCTTGTAGGGCAGGCTCCAGCCTATGCCTCATACATAGCGATTGGTTGTGGGCCAAAGCCGTTGGCTTCAGACGGAGCACTAGGCGATTACTCTTCCAAGACATCTCTAGACTTTGAGATGTTTCGTGTAAGAATTGAGTCTAGAGGTTTTGTAAATGAAAACGGTATAAATAAGATTGTTCTAACAGGTGAATTGCCAACAGAAGAAAGATATGAAATTAGCGAGGTAGGTATATTCTCTGCTGGATCTAATACTGCAGCAGGTGCCTATGACAGTAAGACTGTCTTCGTGTTTAATGATTCTGAAAACTGGGAATACCACTCTCAAGAATCTGCAGGAAAGATTTCTAGCATCTATATTCCACTAGATAATGAAGATAACATTATTGTTGGGTCTTATAAGATTAATCCTACTACTAAAGATTATGATGCAAACGGAACATTAACTGCCCTTCCAGTGTTTAAAACAAATGCAGATAACAAGATATTTACAAACTCAGAAAGATTGTCCAGATATGAAAGATGTAGATTCCTAAATGGTATTGTAATGATGCAAGGCGACTCTGCTGATCTTGGAATTTCATCAGGTAATCTTGTTGTAAATAGTGGGTCAAACCATATACACTTAACTGGAACAACTTTAGATTTTAATAGTAACTCACCATCGGATGAGCTAAAACTTGCATTTTCTTTAATTAGCAAGAATGGAGAGTCATCAACTCCACCAGATCAAGTAAGAATAATGGTTGAATTTTCTTCAAGCGACATTCATGGAACTGGTCAGTGGGCTAGGTTTGAGGTAGACATTGATGATTCTAACTTTGCTGAAGGCACTGCTACAGAGTCCCATGACTTTACAAACAATAGGTATGTAGTTGCTACTAAGCAGTTACAGAATCTCCGTAAAAGTACTGGGTTTACATGGTCAGAGGTTGATGTTGCAAAATTCTATGTGTCAGTTATTAAGGATGGAGAGCCATCTTCAGACTACTATGTAGGCCTTGATGCATTTAGACTAGACAATAAGTCACAAGACAACCCCTTGTACGGTTTAACTGGATACTCAGTCATTAAAAATACTGGTGCTCAAACAATAGTAAAAAGTCCAAACACAACAAACTATATTGAATTTAGATTTGGGATGGACGTACAGTAGTGTCTGATTCAGGAATAAAAAAAGTTATTGTCTCAACTAGTAAGTTGGGCTTGGTTGATCCGTCTAATTCTTATACTCTTAGATATAGGGTAGTATCTGAAGATAAGAACAGAATGTCTCACTGGTCACCGAACTATAACATTCCTGGAATAACAATAGAGCCTGTTACTGGAGAAGTTAACACTATAGGAAACACAGTTCTTTGTGCCTGGCAAGATGAGATTTTGAGACCAGGATATGACGTATTTGTTGGGGTAGATGGATCAACTCCAGCCTACCATGGAACAACACCCATACACACATACTCATTTTTAAAAACTGCTGGTGCAACTATAAGAGTAATAGTACAAGTACAATCAATTAAAAAAGAATTAAGTGAGGCTATAAAGATTTATGATTCTTCAGAATAATAGAAGCCTATCAGTAATGCTTCACGCTTCATGCTCAGCCTCTTCTGGTATAATAGAGTAATCATGTCAATCATACCATTACCTGAGCGAGGTCAACCATTAGATGTAACATACATCTATCAGTTAGCCAATGCCGTAAATCAGCTTTCATCTAGCAGCAGTGCATCATCAAATAAGCTAGTGTCTGTAAAAATACCTAGTGGTGGGGTTGAGCATAAAAATGTAAATGATGTAAGAATGGTAGCATCTACTATATCAGTAGTCAATAGCTCATCAAGAACAGCTGGTGAAGAGGTTGGATTCTCAATTACCTATCCTTTTACTTTTAAGTACCCACCAGTAATAACTGCATCACCAGTAAATATTAAAAGCACAGTTGCTGGAAAAAATGTTACCGTTGTTTTAAACGATATAACTTCTTCTGGTGCTGCGGGAACTGTTAAATTTAACTCAAGTGGAGATCTTGCGATTGATGTCAACGTAATTATCATTGGCATACCGAACGAATGATCTCTTGTATAAAATGTAAATCGAGAATGTTTGTTGACAGACAATATAGTTCTCCGATGCACCTAGAACTTTATTGCTTGTATTGTGGTTCAAGAAGATTTTTAAATCCACCAGAGAGCACAGCGGAGGGTAGATGGCTACTAAAAAAGGAACGATTGAGAGCGAAAGCTACAATGTCCTCCCTGTAATTACTGGGAATAAAAAAGTTTGGTTCCTTAACGGAAAGCTTGTAAGAATATATCATCTAAATAAATCTAATGGAATTATGTCTGTTTATAATATTATAGATGATAAAATTGAAAGCTGTTTAATTAGTGATTTTAAGAATAAAAGAGAACGAGCATACACAGTTGGAGAGACTGCTGATTTAGTTAATCGTCATAAAAAATATATGCCTTCATTGATGAAGCGTGGAGTTATACCATTTCCAACTGGCTCTCAAAAGGGTGGGGCAAGAGGGTTTCAAGTTAGATCTTATTACTCTGAATCGCAAGTAAGAGAGATTCGTGATATACTTGCTTCATATCATATTGGAAGACCAAGAAAAGACAAGTTAGTAACAAACGATATCACGCCTAGCAAAGCAGAATTGACAAGACGTATGGGCGATGGTATACTTAAATATACGAGAACTGAAGATGGACGATTTATTCCAATTTGGAGTGAATCTATTTAATGAGGGGTATGAAAATGGAAGAAACAAAAGTAAACGTAACACTTGGATATACACTTAATTTGGGTAATTTCCAATCACTAAGGCTTGACCTTGGAATCATTGATTCAAAGCGTGATGGAGAAACTACAGATCAGGCGTTTGAGCGAGTTTATAAGTTTGTTGAAGACAAGCTAACCGAAAAGATTAACGAAGCAAAGTCTGAAATCAACGAGTAATGGCCGAACGCAAAGACCGAATGGCTTTGCTTTCACGCTACAGCAAGTTCCATACTGTAAGGTATGAGCAAAAGCCATCACTAAACCTAAACGTAGAGCAATGGGCAGCAGATGCCCTTATTGAGTCATACAGTTTACCAATGTGCTATGACTTATTGGAGCGATACTTCTCAGTATCTCAGAATCCAAGTTGGAACTATTTTGCATATAATGCAGAAAAAATATTACAGGCAAAGCTAGATAAAGAGCAAGATGATAAAGATAGAGCATACCGTCGGAGAATGGCAAAGGAGTGGTTAAGTGAATAATACAGAGGCAAAGTTAATCTCCGCAGTTTTAAATGATAAGCAGGTGCATGTTCTTCTTCAAGCAAATGTAGACAACCTTCTTCGCACCCACAATGATGTTTGGGATTTTATTCGTAACTACTTTGAGCATAACAGTTCTGTTCCGCCTATTGATTTAGTTGTAGATAAGTTCAGAGACTTTCAGCCAGTAGACGGTGTTGGAGCAACAAAGCATCACCTAGAAGAGTTGCAAGGGGAATATCTTACAGATAGCCTTAAGGATATTATTAGGTCAGCAGCCTCTGAAATTCAAACTGGGAATGGGCCAACTGCTTTAGACCAACTCATTACAAAGACATCGGAACTAAAAAAGAATACGTCTGCAATCCGTGATATTGATGTAACAGATCTAGAGTCAGCACTTGCATACTTTGAAAATTTAAAGCTTCAGCAGGCTGCAGGTCATGTTGGAATCAAAACAAATCTTCCAGGGTTTGATAATTATCTTCCTTCTGGCATAATGCCAGGACAACTTGGAGTCTTCCTTGCCTATCCTGGTATTGGTAAATCATGGATGGCACTTTACTTTGCAGTGCAAGCATGGAAGCAGGGTAAGTCACCATTGGTTATTTCGCTTGAAATGTCTGAGACAGAAGTTAGAAACCGTGTATTTACAATTATGGGTGAAGGTCTTTGGTCACATAGAAAACTATCCAATGGAGAAGTTGAGATGGAAACTTTAAAGATGTGGCATGCTAAGCACCTTCAAGGTAAGCCAGAGTTTCATATCATTTCAAATGATCAGGGTGGAGAAATCAATCCTTCAGTTCTTCGTGGAAAGATTGATCAGTATAAACCAGACTTTGTAATCGTTGACTACCTTCAGCTGATGGCTCCTAATCAAAAGTCAGACAATGAAACGGTACGAATGAAGAACCTTTCACGAGAACTTAAACTTATGGCTATTGGTGAAGAAGTTCCAATCATTGCTATCTCATCTGCTACACCAGACGATGTAAATGATCTTAGTGGTGTGCCAACATTAGGTCAGACTGCATGGTCAAGACAGATTGCCTATGATGCTGACTGGGTTATTGCACTTGGTCGTGCTACAAACAGTGATGTCATTGAGTGTGCATTTAGAAAGAACCGTAATGGATTTATGGGAGACTTCTTGGTACAGGTTGACTTTGACAGGGGATACTACAGATACAAGGACTTTGAGGATAAAAGTTAACATTGGTATATATAATATGATATGGCAAATTATCATCATAAGGCTATCAAGAAGTTCTGCTTGGACGGAGTTATCCAAGATGAATCTTCAATTGGCAGGCTTAAGATCGAGTATATCAAGCTACTTGTTTTGGAGATGCGACTCAGTGGGTATGTGCCAAGGTTTGACATTGAACCAGACTTCACAATAGGGTATAATGAAAAGAAGAACAGTTTTTACTTTGAATTAACAGTGTACGGAATATATGTAGGAAAAAGGAATAGTGAATGGATAGCAGGAATAAACGGAACAAAACCAGTGTATATACCCAAGAACAAATCAAAAGAGTTATCACAGGAGCAGGTCTAACAGTAGAATCAGAAGTGGATTCTGACTATATTCTTTTTTGCCCATTTCACAATAACAATCGTACACCTGCTGGAGAAGTAGACAAGTTTAATGGAACATTTTTTTGTTTCTCTTGTCAGAAGGTAGCAGATTTAGTAGAGCTTGTAATGCACACCACAGCAAGAACATACTTTGAGTCTGTTAGATTTATCAAAAACAAAGAAACTCAGATGGATCTTGAAAAAGAAATCAATCGCCAACTCTATGCAAAGCCAGAGTTTGTTTTGTTTGATGAACTAATTTTAAAGAGATTGTACAACAATCTATTATCATCAGAGAGAGCAAAAGATTATTTCAAGTATCGTAAAATTAATACACAATCGTGGACAAAGTTTTCATTGGGTTACTCTGAAAAGCAAGACATGGTTACTGTTCCAGTGCATTCACCAGACGGTATGTCACTTGGCTTTGTTGGAAGGTCTATTGAGGGTAAAGAATTTAAGAATACTCCAGGACTACCAAAAGCCAAAACTCTTTTTAATTTAAACAGAGTAAAAACAGCAGACAGGGTTTATGTGGTAGAATCATCTTTCGATGCAATTCGTTTAGACCAAGTAGGGTTTCCAGCGGTTGCAACACTTGGTGCGAATGTATCAAACATACAAATAGAATTGCTTCAGAAATACTTTAATAACATTATTGTTATTGCAGATAATGATGAAGCAGGTGGAAATATGAAGACTAAGATAGTTGAAAAACTAGGATCTCGTGTTTCTGTAATTAAACTAGATAAACAATATAAAGACATAGGCGACATGGCAGATGAAGAAATTAGGAAACTAGAGTTCGAGTTTGACAAGTCAATCATGTCTATGCTAAACTAATATAACAACACAAAAGGAGAATAAGATGAGTGTAATTAAGGGATTAAAAGATATCAACGCCCTACTCGAAAAGCCAAAATATGAAGGTACAGGACAAAAGGTTCGCTGGGTAAAGCTAGCTGACGGACAGTCTGCAAAGGTTCGTTTTGTTGAAGAACTAGATCAGGATTCAGCACACTACGCAGAAGAGCGTGGCTTGTCTGTTGTAGTTGCAGAGCACACAAACCCAAAGGACTACAAGCGAAAGGCTGCTTGTACACAAGAGTCTGAAGGTCGCTGCTTTGGTTGTGAGATGGCTCGTAAGGAACCAAAGTCAGGCTGGAGAGCACGACTTCGTTTCTATTGCAATGTTTTAATTAATGATGGAACAGAAGATCCATACATTGCTGTTTGGTCACAAGGAATCTCAAAGCAATCAGCATTCAATAACATTCGTGAGTATGCACTTGATACAGGTAGCATATCAAATCTTGAGTGGAAGCTAAAGCGTAATGGACAGGGAACTGAAACCAATTACACACTTCTACCATCAAAGCCTGATGCAGAACCATTTGCATGGGAAGGTTTTGAATACTTCAACCTAGAAAAGGTTGTTCGTGAAGTTCCTTATCCAGAGCAAGAAGCATTCTACTTTGGGTTCGATACTCCATCCGTTACCAGCACAAATCTAGACTGGTAATAAATGAGTTACGTAGGCTTACACGTACACACCCACTATTCCCTCTTTGACGGAATCGCTACTCCAGAAGAATACATTGACCGTGCAGTTGAGTTAGGGATGCCAGCAATTGCCATCACTGACCACGGTACTTTATCTGGGCATAGGGAACTGCACCGTATTGCAAAAGCGAAGGGTATTAAGCCTATACTTGGTGTAGAAGGCTATATGTGTCAAGATAGATTTGATACTAGAGATAAGTCTGAAAGAGACGGAGATCTAGATTTGATCTACAACCATATAGTCCTTCTCGCCAAGAACCAAATTGGTTTGGAAAATCTAAATAAAATTAATGAGATTGCTTGGACAGAGGGTTTCTTTAAGAAGCCACGATTTGATTTTGAAATTCTTGAGAAGTATTCAGAGGGTATTATTGTTACATCTGCTTGTCCAAGTAGCGTACTCGTTAAAGCACTTGAAAATAATGAGTTTGCAGTTGCTAAAAAGCATATTGAGTGGTTTAAGCGTGTCTTTAATGATGACTATTATATTGAGGTAATGCCACATAATGAAGCAGAAATTAACAAGCAGTTAATTGCTTTGGCTGATGAATTTGAAATCAAGGTTGTTGTAACGCCAGATTGCCATCACAGCCACACAGATCAAAAGGAAATTCAAGAGTTTAAGCTTCTACTTAATACACATGTAAAGATTGACAAAGAGCATACTTTTGAAAAGTCTAAGAAGTATACTAACATGATGGAGCGTTTAGATTATCTCTATGGTCATGATCGTCAGATTACATTTAATGAATTTGATATTCACTTATTGTCTTATGATGAGATGAAGGCTGCTATGGAGGCACAGGGCATTGACCGTCCAGATATCTATGCCAATACACTTGGAGTTGCTGAAAAAGTTGGGGAATATGGAATTCAAGAAGGATTAGATCTACTACCAGTACAATACAAGAATCCAGACAAGGAGCTTAAGGAACTGGCTCTTATTGGATTAACTGAAAGAGGAGTAGACTCACAAGAATACCTAGATAGACTTGATGAAGAGTTAAAGATTATTAAAGATAAGAAGTTTGGTCCATACTTTCTAGTTGTACGTAATATGATTTCTTGGGCCAAGAAGGAAGGAATTATGGTAGGGCCTGGTCGAGGCTCTTCTGCTGGTTCATTGCTATGTTATTCACTTGGTATAACTGATATTGATCCAATTAAACATGGGCTACTGTTCTTCCGTTTTATTAACCCAGATAGAAATGACTTTCCAGATATCGATACAGATATTCAAGACACTCGTCGTGAAGAAGTGAAAGACTATCTTGTTAGACAGTATCGACATGTTGCATCTATCGCTACATTCTTATCATTTAAGGATAAAGGAGTAGTCCGAGATGTGGCAAGAGTTTTAAATATTCCTCTTACAGATGTTAATAAGGTTTTAAAGCTTGTTGATACATGGGATGATTTTTGTACATCAAAGACAACACGGGAATTCCGTGAGAAATATCCAGAGGTAGAAATATATGGAGAACAACTTCGTGGCCGTATTAGAGGCACTGGCATTCACGCTGCTGGTGTTGTCACTAGTAAAGACCCGATCTTCCGCTTCGCACCAATGGAGACACGATCTTCTACTGGTAGTGATGAGCGTATCCCTGTTGTTGCTGTGGATATGGAAGAGGCAGAACGGATTGGCTTAATTAAAATAGATGCTTTGGGTCTTAAGACTCTTAGTGTTTTAAAGGATACGCTTGATATTATTGAAGAGCGAGACAACAAGAAGATTGATCTTTTAAAGATTGATATGGATGACAAGAATGTTTATCAGATGATATCTGACGGATACACAAAGGGTATATTTCAGTGTGAAGCAACACCATACACAAACCTTCTTGTTAAGATGGGTGTAAAGAATTTATCAGAACTTGCAGCATCAAATGCTTTGGTTCGTCCAGGTGCTATGAATACAATTGGTAAAGACTATATTGCAATTAAGCATGGTCGTCAAAATCCAGACTATAAGCACCAAGTCTTGAAATCATTTACGGAGGAAACTTATGGCTGTATTCTATACCAGGAACAAGTTATGCAAGCATGCGTACAGCTTGGCGGTATGTCCATGTCGGAAGCAGATAAAGTTAGAAAGATCATTGGTAAGAAGAAAGATGCTAAAGAATTTGATGAGTTTAAAGATAAGTTCGTTAAGGGAGCTTCTGCATACATTTCACCGAATCAAGCTTTAGACCTATGGCATGACTTTGAGGCTCACGCAGGGTACTCATTTAACAAGTCACATGCTGTAGCATACTCAACACTCTCATACTGGACAGCATGGTTAAAGTACCATTATCCACTAGAGTTTATGTACTCACTACTGAAAAATGAAAAGGATAAAGATGCTAGGACTGAATACCTTATTGAAGCAAAGAGAATGGGAATCTCGGTTAAACTTCCTCACATTAATGATTCGGATACGGACTTTAAGATTGAAGGTAAAGGAATCAGATTCGGACTTACGGCTATTAAATTCATCTCGGATAAAATTGCAGAGAGATATATCTCATCTCGTCCGTTTGCATCCTACAAGGATCTTGAGGAATTCACTTTTACAAAAGGAAATGGCGTTAACAGCAGAGCACTTCAAGCGTTAAGAGTTATTGGTGCAGCTACCTTTACAGATAATCCTCGTAATGATGAAGAGATTAAGGCAAACCTGTATGAGTTTCTCAACTTGCCAGAGTTTAATCTAACAGTTCCATCTCATTATCATGCATTCATTACTCCTGCAGAGGAGTATGAAGAAAAGGGATCATTCGTTTTGATGGGAATGGTTAAGGGAATTAAGAGAGCCAAGGGTTGGTCAAGAATAGAAATGCTAGATAGAACTGGCAGTGTTGGTATCTTCGATGATGAAAACACAACTATTGAGGCAGGAGTATCATATATTATTCTTGCAAACGACAATAGAGTTCTTTCTGCTATTCCAGTTGACCAAGTAAAGGTTTCAGATAACGCTTTGATTAAGTTTTTAAATTATAAGATGTTGCCATATAAAGATGAAGATATGTTTGTAGTTTCATTCAAGCCAAGAATTACAAAGGCTGGAAAGAAGATGGCTTCTCTAACGATAGCAGATTCGAACAGAGAGTTACACTCTGTAACAGTCTTCCCAACTGCGTTTGCAAAAGCGTATATGAAGATTGAAGAAGGAAATGTATATAAGTTTAGCCTTGGAAAGACTAAAGATGGAACGGTTATATTGGAGGATGTAAATAATGCTTGATGATTTAGCGATTGAGTTACACAAGACTGCAGTAATAAAAGGATTTTGGCCAGAGCCAGAAGATGTAGATGATATCTTTATTGCAAAGCAGTGCATGATGATTGTCTCAGAAGTAACAGAAGTTATGGAGGCAATAAGAAAAGATAAGGGTGAGGAAGAGATTACCAAAGAGGTTGCAGACATCCTGATCAGGACCTTAGATCTTTATGCAGGGTTAGTTGAAACAGGGTATACTAGGTTATCACTAGATAATTCTTTAAAAGAAAAAACGGAATTTAATGAGACTAGACCAGAGAAGCATGGAGTAAGATTTTAATGACAGTTACAGTAGAAGAAGCAATGGCACAACTAGATCCAAAGCTAAGAAAGAAATTAGGTACAGGGGTTGGAATTAATTATGAGTATCAGCCAACGCCTAGTTTTGGTTTAAACCGTGCTCTTGGGGGTGGACTGCCATACGGCAGACAAGTACTCATTTGGGGCAGTAAGTCGTCTGCAAAGTCCTCTATGTGCCTTCAGATGATAGCTCTAGCACAGGCCGAAGGAAAGCTATGTGCCTGGATTGACTCAGAAATGTCATACTCAGAAGATTGGGCTAGATCACTTGGAGTAGACCCAGAGAAGCTAATCTATTCACAAGCAAGAACTATTAGTGATATGGTTGATGTTGGTGTTGGACTAATGAATGCTGGCGTTGACCTAATTGTAGTAGACTCTATTACATCTATGCTTCCCGCAATCTATTTTGAAAAAGATACAGATGAAATGAAAGCATTAGAAAATACAAAACAGATTGGAGCAGAATCCCGTGACTTTAGTAACGCATGGAAAATGCTTAACTATGCAAACAATAAAGTTAAGCCAACTTTGCTTGTTCTTATTTCTCAGTCTCGTAACAATATCAATGCTATGTATACTAGCCAGCAGCCTTCTGGTGGTCAGGCTACTAAGTTTTATTCCTCATGTATTGTTAAGCTCTTTTCTTCAGAGTCAGACAATCAAGCGATTAAGGGAAAAATCCCAGTAGGGGATAAACTTATTGAAGAAAAAGTTGGAAGAACAATTCGATGGGAACTACAGTTCTCAAAGACATCTCCAGGATTTCAGTCTGGCGAGTATGACTTTTACTTTAGAGGAGATAGCATAGGCCTAGATACAATTGGTGACCTAGTTACCACTGCAGAATTAAACGGCATTGTAGAAAGAACTGGTGCTTGGTACATACTTCCTGATGGAACAAAGGTACAAGGAAAAGAAGCATTTGTTAATCGTGTAAGAGAGGATCTTGACTTGCAAGAATCAATCAAGGCTAAACTCAATGTCTAAGTATACTGTTTATCATGGGCAGTTTGCCTGTCACACATGCAAGATAGAGGTAACTAGCCTTAGATTATATCCAGAAACAAAAGAGATGACTTGGGTATGCAAAGATAAACACTTAAGCAAAGTCAACTTGGGTAGAAGGAAGAAGGCTGATTTTGACAGAGAAGAGTGAGTCAAAGAGAATAGGTGCTAAACAGCACAAGAACTCAGGAAGAAATACACAAAAGGGTGATGCTTCTTGGAACAACTTTGTCGTTGACTTTAAAGAAGTTGGAAAATCTTTTACCCTTAACAAGGATGTTTGGGCTAAGGCTACTACTGATGCTATGAAAAATGGCAAAGATCCAGCGATAGTCGTGGTCATTGGAGAGGGCAACTCAAAAGTAAGACTTGCTATAATTGAAATGAGCATACTAGAACAATTAGTGGAGGAATAATGGAACAAGAACAAACAACAATAGATATGATAAATGGGCTATCTGAGATAGCAGACTACATGCAGGACGAAGAGTTGACTACTGCTTTAACTTTCATTGCTAAGATAATTATAAAGCCAGACATCCCGCTAACTGTTGCTACAGTTGAGATAGTAAGACTACAGGCCATTGCTGCAAAGATGGCATTCAAAGCAACCTGGATGGCAAATGTTGATAAGTCTGATCGTGGTAAGAAGAATCTTTATTACACAGCAGCAGAATCAATTAATAGTTTAGTGTCAGCATTAAAATACATAACACGATAGTCTGCTATACTTATAGTGAATAGAAACGAGTAAAACAATGACAAAAAGTTTATTACAGCAGGTTATGGTTAAACAAGATAAGCCACCAGTTCATCCTATCGATGTTGCTGGTATTACTGAAAAAATTCAGTCTGGCTATACTGTAAACCGTATTGATAAGCACACACAGAAGAAGACTTTTGCTCCATCAACAATTGCCTATGGGCATGGAGAATGTCCTAGATATTGGTATCTTGCATTCGATGGACAAACATTTCAGGATGATGCAACTCCTTATAGTGCAGCTAATATGACAGCAGGAACAAAGTCACACGAAAGAATACAGGAAGCGATGGGAAATGTTCCAGACTTTCTTGTAGATTCAGAATTTAAGATAACACACTCTGATCCACCAATTTTTGGATATGGAGATGTTATTATTAACTGGCAGGGAGAAGAACTCCTTGGTGAAATCAAGACAATGATGAATGAAGGTTTTGAATACCGCAAGGCACACATGAAGCCAAAAAGCGGTCACCTTATTCAGTTACTTATCTATATGAAGATTCTAAAGAAAGCAAAAGCAGTTTTAATTTATGAAAATAAAAATAATCACGAACTGCTAATTCTTCCTGTAGAAGTTAATGACTATTATCGTCGGTGGGTAGACCAGACATTTGAGTGGATGAGATCAGTACGTAAGGCTTGGGTCGACAGAACCCTACCTGAAAAGAACTATCGATCTAACTCAAAAATTTGTAAATCATGTCCAATTAAGCAGGCATGTGCAGATGCTGGTAAAGGAGACTTTAAATTAAAATCTTTGGAGCCACTAGATGAAACACTGCCAATGGTGTGATAACTTTTTTGAAACCGATATTAAGTATAAAATCTATTGTTCTGTAGAATGCAGAGAGTCTGCAACTAAAGAAAAAATAGCAGCAAGATACATAATTGAAAGAAGACAAAAAAGAATAGGAAAGAATAGAAAATGCAAATCTTGCAAAGAACCTCTTTCTATTTATAATGACGAGCTTTTATGTATTAAATGCTATATAGATCCTAGTGATGTAGCAAAAGCATTAAAACAAATAAAGGATAACTTAAAGTGAAATTAGCAGAGGCAATAGGAACTAAGATTCCACAAACTATTTGTGCCATAGACGCAAGCACTAATAGCCTTGCCTTTGCTCTTTTTGATACCCAGCAAAAAGAGTTGGGGGTTGTTGGAAAGATTAACTTTAAGGGTAAAGATACTTATGAAAAAGTTATGGATGCTGGACAGAAGGTAAAAGCATTTTTTGATTACTATGGTGGGTTTGAAGCAATAGTAATTGAGCATACCGTATTCATGAATAGTCCTAAGACTGCTGCAGATCTTGCATTAGTTCAAGGAGCTATTCTTGGTGCAGCTGGGCAATCTGGAACAAAAGTTATTGGCAAGGTTTCTCCAATCACATGGCAAAACTTTATTGGAAATAAAAAAATATCTAAAGATGAGAAGTTTTACATTAAAGCACAAAATCCAGGGAAGTCAGATTCATGGCTTAAATCCTATGAAAGAGAACTTCGCAAGCAGAGAACTATTAATTTTATTAATGTTCAATATGATAGATCTATAAATGATAACGATGTGGCAGATGCTTGTGGCATAGGACATTGGGCAATGAAAAATTGGAGTAAGGCAATTGGAATCGAATAATACTCCACTACAACTAAAGACTCAGGCAATGCTTGAGCACCTAATACTTCAAAATGCCATAGAAATTTCTGGGATTGACTCAAACAGTGGAGAACTGTTATACTATATTACAGATAAGCTAAAGACGGTAAACCCTAAGTTATACAAAGAACTAAAGGGAGACTTTGAGAAGCGTATGTTTGAAATGATAGATAAGGGTCCAGAGGTTATGCAGTGGAAGTTTAATTCGGAGTTCTTCGATGAGTAGTAAACTATATACTAATGAGTTGTGGCTTAAGAAAAGATTTCATATGGATAAGAAGTCTGCTGAAGATATTGCCAAAGAATGTGGAGTCTCAACAGAGACCATTTATGTTTACCTTGCTAAATTTGGATTAAGGAAGTCTAAGCGATGAAAAAGATTAAAAAAGCTTTAGCAATTGCAACAATTGTCGGTGCAGTTGGAATTAGTTATGCTCTTTACACATTAAGAGGTTTACCAGAAGCATTTGATTGGGAGGATGATGATGAGTGAAAATTTAAATATTACGGTTGATCAAGTAAACCACCCACAACATTACACCACAGATCCATCTGGAGTTGAGTGTATACAGATTACAAGACATCGTAACTTTAACATTGGTAATGCTTTTAAGTATCTCTGGAGAGCAGGACTTAAGGATGAGAGTAAGACCATCCAAGATCTTGAGAAGGCAATTTTTTATATCAAGGATGAGATAAATAGACTAGAGGGCAAGTATGTCAATTGAAGATGATTTAGTTAAGCATCAAGATCAGGTAAATCAAGTTGTAGAAGAATACCTAAAGGGTAATGATCCAACACAGATATCTAAAGATCTTGCAATGCCAAGACAAAGAGTAGTCGCATATATTGATGAGTGGAAGGTTAGTGCTTCCAACAATGCTGCTATTCGTGCTCGTGCAAAAGAGGCTTTGTCTGGAGCAGATGCACATTACAGCAAACTTATTTCAAAGTCATACGAGGTTATTGATGAAGCTTCAATGACTAACAATCTTAGTGCAAAGACTGCTGCTATTAAACTTGTAATGGATATAGAATCAAAAAGAATTGATATGTTGCAAAAAGCAGGACTGCTTGAGAATAAAGAGCTTGCAGATGAAATGGTAGAGATAGAGAAGCGTCAAGAAGTATTGATTAACATTCTCAGAGATATAGCATCAGAGTATCCACAAGTTCGTGATGAAATAATGAGAAGGCTTTCATCTATCTCTAAAGAAAATGAAGTAATCACGGTAGTTCACGATGTCTAATTTTAATGACTTCTTCGAGGTACTTAAAGATAATAATTTTGCTGAAACACCAGTAGATGCTAAGACATTCGTTGAGGGTGAAGAATATCTTGGTCAGCCATCTTTATCACAAGTACAGTACGACATCGTAGAAGCCATGAGCCAGATCTACAAACTAGAAGATCTGATCGACCTATTAGGTGACGAAGAGGGAACTAGATACTATAAGAAGTATACAAAGAATGAGATTATTCTGCAACTTGGCAAGGGATCTGGAAAAGACTTCGTATCTACAGTGGCATGTGCATATATAGTGTACAAGCTTCTGTGTTTGAAAGAGCCAGCAAGATACTATGGCAAGCCTTCTGGAGATGCTATAGACATTATCAATGTGGCTATTAACGCACAGCAGGCAAAGAATGTGTTCTTTAAGGGCTTTAAGAATAAGATTGAGAACTCACCATGGTTTGCTGGAAAGTATAACTCTAAGGCAGAAAGCATTGAGTTTGATCACTCTATTACTGTTTATTCTGGTCACTCAGAGCGTGAATCACATGAGGGTTTGAACCTTTTAGTTGCAGTTCTTGATGAGATTTCTGGTTTTGCACAAGAGGTTGGCACTGGTAATGATCAGGGAAAGACTGCAGATAATATCTATAAGGCTTTCCGTGCCTCTGTAGATTCTCGTTTCCCTGATCTTGGAAAGGTTGCATTGCTTTCTTTTCCTAGATACCCTGGAGACTTTATCTCACAGAAGTACGATGATGTAATTGCTGAAAAAGATGTTGTAACAAAGACTCATAAGTTTTTAATGAACCCAGACTTACCAGAAAGCTCAGATGGAAATACTCTGGAAATTTCCTGGGAAGAAGACACAATCCTTTCATACAAATATCCAGGAGTATTTGCACTAAAGAGACCAACCTGGGTAGTTAATCCTACTCGTAAGGTAGACGACTTCAAGGTTTCTTTCTTTACTGATTTGGGAGATGCTATGCAGAGATTTGCATGCGTTCCCACATACTCAACAGATGCATTCTTTAAACAGATAGAAAAAGTTAGAACCTGTATGACATTAAGAAACCCACTAGATAGTCACAGAAGATTCGATGAGGTTTTTAAACCAGACCCAGAAAAAGTTTACTTTGTGCATGCTGACTTAGCGCAAAGGCATGATAAGTGTGCTGTTGCAATTGCACATGTTGACAAGTGGGTAAACATTCAGGTTATTAATAACTATGAACAGGTTGCCCCAATAGTAGTTGTAGATGCAGTAGCATGGTGGGAGCCAAAGATTGAAGGACCAGTAAATCTTTCAGAGGTAAAGCAATGGATTCAGAATCTAAGAAGACTTGGATTTAACATAGGCCTAGTATCCTTTGACCGTTGGCAGTCCTTTGATATTCAGAATGAGCTAAAACAAGTTGGGATAAGAACAGATACTGTTTCTGTAGCTAAGAAGCACTATGAAGATATGGCTATGCTAGTATATGAGGAAAGACTTGTAATGCCAGCCATCGACCTTCTATTTGAAGAGCTTACAGAACTAAAGATCATGAAGGGCAATAGAGTTGACCACCCAAGAAAATCTTCCAAGGACTTGGCGGATGCAGTGTGTGGGGCAATATTTGGGGCAATATCACATACCCCTAAAAATAATAACAATGAAGTAGAGATACATACTTTTAGGGACAGACCTAAAGTTGACAACCCTCTAGCAAATGTGATAGAATATAAACCTATGCCAAATGATGTAAAAGATTACTTGGATAGATTCAATCTACTATAGAAGAAAAGGAAATACATGAATTCATTTAAGAAAATCGCCCTAGGCCTTGCTGCAGCAATGTCTTTTGGCGTACTATCAGCACTTCCGACAAGTGCTGCTGTAAATGCTCCAACTCTTACAATCGATGCAGCAACTGATGCTGTTATCGCAGGTGAGTCAGCAACTGCAGTAGTTACCCTGTCATTCATCTCTCAAACAACAGCAGACACAGCAACAGTTATTTCTGCAATGTTTGCACAACCAACAGGTGCAGCAAAGTCTGCAACATTCTCACTTCTTGAGACATCAACTGCTACAGTAGCAATTGCAGGAAACAATGTTTCTGCAGATGTAAACTCAACAGTTAATACACCTACATACGTAACGGCAAAGTTCTTGGTAACTTTAAATGCACCAACAGTTGCAGGTACATATGAGGCACGAATTCTTACAACAAGTCCAATCAATGGTCCAACCGTTACATGGACTGTAACAGTTAAGGCAGCGGATCTAACTCCATCTGCTTCAACAACAACATCTATTCTTAACTCTGGTGAAGTTACAACTGCAACAGCAGATGCTTCAGTATATGCACCAAAGGCAACATCAACAGATGCAGCAGCGGTAATCGTTGTTACACCTAAGAATGCTGCTGGTGGTAACGCTACAGAGTCAATCCTTGCAACTGTAACAGGTTCAGGTCTCATTGGTGTTGGCTCAAATGCAACTACCATTTCAGCATCAGGTCGTGCTCTAGTTGTCCCTAATGGTAATCACATTGGTGTGTTTGCTGACGGTACAGCAGGAGTATCAACAATTACTCTTACAACACTTACAGGCACAGTTCTTGCAACAGAGAAGGTAACATTCTATGGAGATATCGCTACAATCGTAGCAACTCCAATTAAGTCTGTTATTTCAGTTGGTGCAAATGCTACAACAGTAAAGGCAGTTGCATACGATGCAGCAGGAGTTACAGTTGGAGCGGGAACACTTAATGCTTATTCAAGCGATGTAACAGTAGTATCTGATTCAGGTACAGCAGCGACAATTGTTAACGGAGAAGCAGTCTTTACACTTACAGGTGTTAAGACAGGTGGATCAGCAGTCGTAATCAAGAACTCAACAGGAACAATCGTTTCTGCTCCAGTATCTACTCGTGTAGAGGGTGCAGCAGCAACCGTAAAGTTGTCATTTGATAAGGCAGCTTATGTTCCAGGTGAAGCAGCAACAATTACCGTTCAGGTTCTTGATGCATCAGGTCTTCCAGTATCTGGTAAGACACACGCAAACCTATTTGCAACTGGTGGAATTGTGCCAAACTATGCGTTTGGATCAACATCAGATGTACTCACAGCAACATCTGTAACAACAGATACAGCGACAGTTAAGTCATACAAGGTATTTATGCCATTGACTGAAAATGTTGTAACAATCTCAGCAACTGGTGGAACTTCGCTTCCTCTAGCAGGCCAGGTTGTAGTAACAGCATCAGCAGAAGTTTCTAATGCAGCAGCAAAGGCTGCTACAAAAGCTTCTGAAGAAGCAGCAGAAGCTGCAAAGGCTGCTACTGATGCAGCACTTGCTGCAGTAAAGGCTGCAGATGCAGCAACAGCACAGGCACAAGCAGCAGCAGATGCAGTTGCTAAGTTGTCAGCAGATGTTTCAGCAATGATCACTGCTCTAAGAAAGCAAATCACAACACTTACTAACTTGGTCATCAAGATCCAGAAAAAGGTTCGTGCTTAATTAATCCAACAATTAGGAGGGTTAGCCAAGTGCTAGCCCTCTTTTTTGTATAATAAAATGATATAATAACCCTATTAGACATAATTAGTTTAAGGGGGAAGTATTAATTAAGCGATTAATACTAAGATCAGCATTTATAACAGCACTTCTAACCTTGTGTTTACTTATATTTCCACAAGATACGGCTCACGCTGATGAGACAAACACTGTCCAAATGTCCCCCTCAGAGTCAACAACTGTAACTATTTCAGCAGACACTACTCTAAATGTACAAACATCAGATACTAGTACAGTAATATCTGTCATACCAACAGCCGTAATTGAGGCAGCACAGACTGCTATAACTCAGGCTGAAACTACAACGGTAGCCACAGAGACATTAGCAACAGCCATTACACAGCCTACAGAGACCATTACAGCCACTATCACACAGGCAAAGGACTCAATTGTTCAGGCTCAGACAGTAGTAGATAGTGCTACTGTAGCTGTTAACACTGTTATTTCTGTAGAGACCTCCCTATCCCAGGCAGTAGAAACGCAGACTGCAATGGCACAAGTAGTGGCAACAGATTCAGCAACAGTGACTACCCTCGCTGATAGCATGACTGTTTTAAATACACAGATAGATAGCCAGACAGCAACAGTAACTTCTGATAGTGCTACAGTACTTGCCCGTCAGGAAGATTTAACATTAGTTCAAAACCAGATTAGACTAGAAAATGCTGGAAATCCACAAACCACTGATCTTCCAAAAGATGATGACTGGGCATTTAAGATGGAACTTCCTTATGCCCTAAGACTTGGAGATCAAACTTATACAGATGTTTATGTTGCTACAAATGGTTTGATATCATTTGGACAACTACAGGGTTGGGGTGGAAATGCTCCAGCTGTTTATATTAACTTCCGTGACTGGTGGAATGTTGATGCAGACACATACCTAAGATATTCAACAACTATTGATAGCTTGTTGGTTGAGTGGATGGTTAGGGGCTACGGAACACGGTCTGGACAGCTCACAAATATTATATTTAATGCAGATGTAAATCCTATTGATGGAACATGGAAAGCAGACGTATCTTCAGTTGGAGAAGCAGGTAATGGAGCAATCCAGGTTAATCAAATTATAAACAACCAACTTAACTCCACCACTGTTCAACAAAATACTGGGAGTACTCCAACAAATATGTCTGCTCATATTAATGTAACTGGTTATACTCCTTACACTGCACCACCAGCAAATACTAATCTTGCAGAATCTCTTATATCTGCACAGGCTAATTTGTCTGCAGCACAATTAACTTTGACCGCAGCACAATCTGTTTTGTCTGGGTTAATATCAAATAAAAATTCACTGCAATCAGAAATAGATGCAGCACAACAAGCGTTGCAAACAGCACAGTCTAATTTAACAGAAGCCAACCAGCAGGTGGCCTACTGGCAAGGACAAGTCAATACTGCAAAATCACAATTAGATTCTGCAATTATTCTTGTAACTCAATCAGTTGAAGCAATGGGATCAGCTGTTAACGCTGCTGAATCAATTGTAGATGCAACCCTTGCTGCAGAAGAATCAGTTAGACAAGCAGCAGCAAGAGCAGAAGCAGAAAGACAAGCAGAAGAAAGTGCTAGAGCAGCATCAGAGGCAGAGGCTGCAGCAGCCCAAGCAGCATCAGATGCTAGAGCAGCAGAAGCAGCAGCAGCACAGGCAGCCCAAGCAGCGAAAGCGGCAGAAGAAGCCGCTGCAAAAGCAGAAGCAGATAGAATTGCAGCAGAAGAAGAAGCAGCCCAAGCAAAAGCAGATGCTGAAAAGGCAGAAGCTGATCGTATAGCAGCAGAAGAAGAGGCAGCCAAAGCACAAGCAGAGGCAGAAGCCAAGGCTGAAGAAGAAGCAAAAGCTGAGGCTGAGAGATTAGAAGCAGAGGCTGAAGCAGCACGACAGGCTGAAGAAAATGCAAAAGCTGAGGCAGAAGCTAAAGAAGCAGAAGCAGAAGCTGCTAGACAAGCTGAAGAAGATGCTAAAGCAGAAGCAGAGGCCAAGGCTAAAGAATTAGAAGATGCAAAAGCAGAAGAAGAAAAAGCTCAAGCAGAAGAAGAAAAGTTGGAAAAAATACTTGAAGAAGCAAAAGATGGAAAAGAATTAACTGAAGAACAAAAAGAGGTTCTTGTTGATGCATTGCTTGAAAATCTTAAGCCTGGAGAATCACTCTCAGCAGCAGATATAAAAGCATCAGGAGTTTCATACTCAGATCTTCCAGCATCAACTCCAGTTGAAGTTCGTACGGATGAGAATGGAAATGCTCTTATAATCACAGCAGCAGTAGCTGCACAAGTAGAATTAGTTCAAAACCCTGCAGCACTTGTAGAAGAATTATTTACAAATCCAGCAGCAGCATTTGCTGCCCTTGGAAGTATTGGTGCAGATATGACAGAAGCTGAAAGAGAAGAAGCAACAGACATGGTTGTAGCAACAGTGGTAGCAGCAGGAGCTGCCATTAACGCAGCAGCAGTTGCAACAGGTGGAGCCACAGGTGGTTCTGGCAGTGGCTCAGGAGGCGGAGGAAGTTCTGGTGGAAGCTCAGGAAGCAATTCACCAGGTTCAAGAGGAGGACGAAGATGGTAAGAATAGTAAAGAATATCCTTAAGGATATGGTAGATCAGGCATGGACTCTTCTTGGAATGTTTATAGCCTGGGTTGTACTAGATGGTAGTGCTAAAACAATAGTTGGTTATGGAATCATGGCAACTACAACACTTTGGATTGTTACAAGTCCAATTAGAAATAGAGAGGAGTAAACATGAACAGTATAACAAATATTTGGAATATCCTTATGCGTATTGTTGCAGTATTTGCAGCAAATGCATTAGCAGTAATTGGAGCAGGTGCAATTGCAGGAATCTCAGTAGCAAAAGCAATGACAGTTGCAGGCCTTAGTGCAGTAGCAGTTGTTGTAGAAAAGTTGGCTCGTGCATTTATGGATGACGGAAGACTTACAAGAGATGAAATTAATGCAGCATTTTCTACTACAGATAAAAATGCAGTAACTGTACAGGATGTTGCTGTTGAAAAGCGCAGAGCAAAGTCAAAGCTAGCATAATTAATCATTATTGAGCATGTTTGACAGCCCCTTCTGGAGCTGGTATACTTAAAGGTATATCTCTAGGAGGGGTTTCTGCATGACTTGTATTGCTGTAGTTCGTGATGAAGTAAACAATAAAATATTTATGGCAGGAGACCGTGGTGCTTCAGACGATGGTACTATTCTAGCATTAGATGCCCCAAAAGTTTGGAAGATTGGCCCATACCTTATTGGGTATGCTGGATCAATGGATGGCGAAAGAATCAGATACAACTTCCACCCAACCGCTCCAAACATTAAAGATACTGATAAGTTTATGCAGACTAAATTTATTAAAGAACTTAAAGAATTTTATAATGATTTTTGGGTTGATACATCTAAAGACGGAGATCTTGGTTTAATTATTTGTGTTCGTGGACAGATCTATGAGCACAGTTCTGCAGACATGTCTTTATCTAAATATACATTGCCTTATCTTGCAATGGGTTCTGGAGCTGAGTATGCATATGGTGTTTTATATGCTACGGATAAGCAAAAAAATGCCAGAAATCGTGTTAATTCTGCAGTATCAGCAGCAATAAAGTTTAGCCCATCCTGCATGGGTCCAGTTGACATTGTAAGTGTTTAAGGATATACTTAATATATGAACGAAGAATTATCCGTAGAAGATCAAGAGTTTGGTATCTGGCTTTCAAACGGTATTGAAAGAGGATGGATTTCAGATCCTTATTGCAATACTCATGATGGTGGATACGAATACATGAGTGAAGAAGAGATTGAAGAGTGGGACCAAGGTGGAGACCCATGTTGTCATGTCGTCAGATTGATGATATCGTAAAATGAAAAGGAATAAAATGAAGAAGATCGTAGCACTAGTAGCAGTATTGTTTTCAGTTGTAGTACCAGTACAATCACAAGCAGCAGTGGGTGAACGAATTGTAATCATCGATAGCTATTTTGATGTATCAAAGATTTCTGGATCGGTTGAGTTTGTCTGTCTTGCAGTTGATAAGTGTGTCAATAAGGCAACACCTAAGCCAGGAATGGGTACTGATGCAGTAAACCATGGAACAGTTATGGCAAATATTGCTCGTGAGCAAAATGCATCAGCAACGCTAGTTCTTATTCAGACAGAAGAAGTTTCAGCAAAGGGAAGCATTACAACTTTAGATGGTTCAGATTTTGTAAAAGCTTTGACTTGGACTAACTCAAACACATCTAATGTTTCTGCAGTTTCATTTTCCTATAACCTAACAAACTCAAATGCTAAGATTGGTGAGTGTAGAATCTCTGCAGCAGGTGGCTCTGTGGGAGTAATGGATTCATCAATTAAATCATTAGTTGCTTCGCTAAAAGCATTAAATATTCCAGTTCTTGCAGCAGCAGGAAATGATAATAAGAAGCCTTTACAATATCCAGCATGCCTTTCAGATGTTATTTCTGTTGGTTCTACGGGACAGGCTTCATACCATCAGCAAAGCGCAAAGATTATTGCTACATTATCAAATAAAGACAAGACTGCCACAATGAAGGCTGTTTCTCCTTGGTTTGGTTCTGTTCCATTTACTACATCTGCAGCAACTGCAGCAACTGCAGCAAACTGGAAGTCGGTTGTTCCATCCACAAAGATGGTAACTGTTCTCTCTAATTAAGAGAACAATGGGGTGTAGCTCAGATGGTAGAGCGTCGAACTGTTAATTCGAATGTCGCAGGATCGATACCTGCCACCCCAGCAAAGGTCCGTTAGAATAGTTGGTTAGTTCGCTACCCTGTCACGGTAGAGGTCACGGGTTCAAGTCCCGTACGGATCGCAAATGCAATTCTGATATAATAGAATGTATCTTGTAGACTAAAAAGGAGATTAAAATGTCAACAAAAGGATCATTAGAAGCAATCATTGCGGTTGCAAAAGCAGAACTAGGAACCATAGAAGGTCCAAAGGATAACGAAACAAAGTACGGAGCATGGATGAAGGTAAACTTCCAGCCTTGGTGCCAGTCATTTGTTTCTTGGTGTGCAATGACAGCAGGGGTTTCAAAGTTCCCTAAGTCTGCATCAACAGTTGCAGCATCAGATCAGTTTAAGAAAGAAAATCGTTGGGCAGATGCTCGTAATGATGATCCAACTCCAGGAGACTGGATTTATTTTGATTTCCCAGATGATGGCGTAAATCGTATTTCACATGTTGGTCTTTGCATTAAGAATAATGGCGACGGTACTATTCAAGTTATTGAAGGAAACACATCAGGAACTGCAAAGGGAGACCAACGCAATGGTGGAATGTGTGTAGAGAAGACTCGTGCTTATGTAAAGAATAACAAGCCTAAGCTTATGAATGCAGTAGTTGGTTGGGGTCGTCCAGTTTATACTGGTGAAGAAAACCTTCCACTTCTTTCTAAGGTAGGATCATCTGATGCAGCACCAAAGGCTTCAACACCTGCCTCTACGGCTGCTGTAGCACCTGCTAAGAAGGTGTTTAAGGCATTTAAGGTTGGTGCCAAGGGTCAGTCTGTTAAGGTTGTTCAAGAAGCACTTGGACTAAATGCTGATGGAGACTTTGGTCCAGGAACAGAAAAAGCTGTAAAGTCTTTTCAAAAGTCTAATGGACTAAAAGTAACTGGAATTGTAGACGCTCAAACCTTTAAGGCAATCAAGGGGTCTAAGTAATGTATGAGTATTATGTAAGAAAAGTAGAGAATGTTGTAGATGGAGATACCATCGATGTTCTTATTGATTTAGGGTTTGATATCCTATTTGCATCCCGTGTTAGATTGGCTGGTATTGATACACCTGAGTCTCGCACAAAGGATCTTGCTGAAAAGACTCTTGGTCTTGAAGCTAAAGAGTACTTAAAGAAGGCTCTAAAAGATGCTAAGTCTGTTGTTATTAAAACTGAAAAGATGGACTCATCAGAAAAGTATGGTCGCATTTTAGGTTGGGTATATGTAGATGGAAACACCATATCTCTAAACGATATGATGATAAATGATGGCTATGCTTGGGGATATCTTGGTGATACAAAAGTAAAAGATTTTTCTGCACTTGCAAAGGCAAGGAAGAAAAGCGGTAAGTAATGCCAGCATATGATTATATTTGTTCAGAATGTAATTTAGACTATACAAAGGTTAGGGGTATGTCTGAAGATGATCCAGGATATTCCTGCGATACTTGCAATGTACCCCTAAACCGTGTATACTCATCTATAGGAGTTACTTTTAACGGTAGCGGATTCTATAAAACAGACAATCGAAAGGTATAATATGAGTGTGGCAATTGACAAAGAATCAGTACTAGAGGATAAAGAATGGCTACTATCACCTAAAGATAGATGCGATTCTTGTAATGCAGAAGCTTTGGTGCAGGTTACTGGGCTAAACGGAGAACTGCTATTTTGTGGTCATCACTACAATAGCATCATGGACAATGCCGTAAGTTATAAGAAGATGATGAGCTTTGCCATCACTATTCTTGATGAAAGAGATAAGTTAGTTCAAAGTAGATAGTTAGATTGGAATAACATATGTCAAAGATATTATACTTCTCAGCCGAATGGTGTGGACCATGTAAAGCAATGAAGCCAATTTTAGAAAAGTTTGAGGGATCTGAACAGACTGTAGAGTTAGTCAGAATAGATGCAGATGATAATGCAAAACTTACCCGTAGCCATGAAGTAAGTTCCATACCTACCTTTATACTTATTGATGAAAACAATCAAGAGGTTAGAAGGCATCGTGGGGCTATGAGTGAGCCTGACTTTATTACTTTTGCATATGGAGATATTGATGAGTGATGATCTTGCTATTGAAAAGATGATACTGGAAGGTGTCGTTGAGGTATCAGGTATTGATCAGGAAACTGGTCAGTTTTTATATAACTTTACGGATAAACTTCAAGAGTTATATCCAGATATCTACAATGAAACACAAACCTATTTCTCAAATGAGATGATGTTCTTATGGGAAAACAATTTTATAGAAATGGATATAACCGAACAAAATCCGCTTGTTAAGATAACTGAAAAAGCTCTTACGCAAGAAGAGGTTGACAAGTTAGATCCAGAAATTAGATCGACGCTAAAAGAAGTAATTAGAGTATTATTTAATAATCGGTGATCATGTGGCAATCAATATAGAATATTTTGTTGGCGCATTTATTGGAATACTGTTTATGACAATAAGTAATCGACAAATAAAAAATAAAATAAAATATAAGCCCAACAAGTTTAGGTATAGCCAATCGCATATATTTGAAATTGTTGAGCCATTACTACCACTGATACCGCCTGCAACAAAAAGCAGAAACACTCAGTCCTATAAGCATGAAGAAAAATTTAATGTAAGAGTTATTATTTTTGGTGATAATGCTTATTGGGTAAAAGAAAATATATTTTACACCGCAAAGATATACGATAACCAAATAGATAGAGACTCTACATCAGTAGTTGACATCATGAGTATGGGTAGTGTAGAATTAGATAAGATGCTTTTTATAATAGATCAACTTAGAGATGGGAAAGAATAGTGATAGTCGGAGTTCAAGGTACCAGTGGTTTTGAAGACTACAAGGTCTTTCTGAGAGCAATGGGTGTTGCTATGTCTATGCTTGTAGAAGAAGATAGAGAATTCTTTATCTACTCTGCAGGACCTGGAAATTTAAATTCTATGGTATCTGAGTTTGTAAATCTTTCTGAGCGTGGACTAAAGTCTCGTGGAAAGAAAATTAAGTTCTATAAGGTTGCACCAAGCTGGATAGAAGAGAATATGGAATATGTAAATTACTTTGCATTCTTATCTCTAGTAAGAGATCCAGTTTCAAAGTTAGTAACTCAAGCAAAAAATAATAATATCGATGTCGGAATATTCAACTACTAAAGGATAAAAAATGAAAATCAAGTCATTAGAAAAGATGGAAGAAATCGTTTCAAAGAACAAGTTTCTTCATTGGGATGGATGGACAGTTGTCAATTCTTTTCCATCAGACAAGGGAAGAACATCAAAATTTGGTGCCTATGTAAAGGGTAAGTGGCATCTTCAAGCTCGATTCACTCCTACTACAGACGGCTGGGATATACCTGACAAGTTTGTAGGTTAGTATGCCGAAGCATGAATGGAAAGACAAAGGTCTATGTTTAGACTATGATACAAATATTTTTTTTGAAGGGTACGAAGATAGAGAACTCTTAAGAGCAGCAGTTGATAAACTATGTTCAGATTGTCCAGTAGCAAAACAATGCTTTGCTGTAGGTATTTCACAAAAAGAGTGGGGCGTTTGGGGTGGAGTATACCTTGAAGGTGGAACTATATCTAAAGAATTCAACAATCATAAATCTAAAGAAGATTGGGCTAACACATGGAAGTCGTTGGTGATTGAAAAATGATGTGGTCATGGATATTAGCAGTAATCGGAGTAACAGGCATCTACTTTGTTGGTCGCAAGACCATATGGGGCTGGTTTGTTCTTTTATTTAATGAATGTTTGTGGATAGCCTATGCCTTAATTACAAAGCAATATGGGTTTATATTTTCAGCAATTGCCTATGCAGCTGTGTACATTAAATCATACATACATTGGTCTAAAGAGCCAGTAAACATTTTACCAAAGACTGTGGTTAAATAATGTATACAGATCAAATGAAGATGGCATTTCATTCTATTAGGGCACCTAAAAACTTTTCAGTAGTACTAGTAGATAATGAACACTTCATCACCGTAAGGGCACCAGAAGACATATTCATGAGGCTTTCAGTTGAAGAAAAGTATAGGGCAGTAGAGTATATGATTCGTGTAAAGAAGGCATTAGAAGATAATGGCGCAATTGTTTTATTAGTTAGAGAAGGCGGGAAAGAAGATTAATGTTATCTCTAATAATTAATGTAGCACTAGTTTCAGCAATGATGTTGGTATTCATAATCTCAATTTACTTTCTTGTTGTTATGCAAATTGAAAATACCAATCTAAAAGTTGAAAATGCACAATTAAAAATAGATATGGCTGCTGGATTATCATTTTTATCAGATCAAGTATCATCTGTTCCAGAGATAGAGTTAAAGGCAAAAGATGACTTCATTAAGTTCTTATCAGACTCTAGAGACTGGTCATATCAGTATATTGAGGATGTTCAAAATGGAATAGGTGAATTCTTGGTTGATATTGAGCCAGAAATATTATATTTTGATGAATATGGTATCGTTGGATCTGCTTATCCACACTATTATTCAATGAAAAAGATATCATCAGCCTATAAAAAGCTAAAAACTCTCATGCCAGAAGACTATGGTAAACTAGAGTAGTGATAAGATTTAAAAATATAGGTGCTTCACTGAGTTATGAATTTCAGATATGTCTGGTAGAAGGATGTACGGAAGAAGCTTTAAGGCTTTGGCCAACTGAATCAATCATAGTAGATGTATGTGAGAAGCACTTTTTAATATTACAATCGGAGGCAATAAAAAAATGAAAGACATATTACTATCAATACTAACAGGTTTTGGATGTGGCGTAGTTTTCGCAGCATTCAAATTGCCAGTACCAGCACCACCAGTTTTTGCGGGAGTCGCAGGAATTATTGGTTTATGGATTGGCTTCACAGTACTAAC